CATAAATGCGATTACTTTAAAAATCATTTTGTCAGCACCTTTCTTCTTCCACTTCTACGACTAACAATTTCTAATGTGTCCCTGCTCTCCGATATTACCATCCAGTGATCCGGTACCAGGTTGTTATTTGATATAATTTCTTTTTGTGCTCTTGTTGGTTTGCTTGGCTGTTTCATGTTCTATGACCTCCCTTATCTGTCATGTTTACTTTCTTAATCCCCCTATTACTGCCTGGAATACTGTTTTTCCATCTATTATTCCGCAACTTGCGTCTAATATCACTCCATCTGTAAGGTTAATCCATTCTTCAACTTTACGGTTGAATAATCCTTTATCGGTTTCACAAATCGCTTTTACATATCCGTACCTCTCTGCTTTTTTACAACTCATTGTATCTCTTTCCTTTGGCACATTCTTTGTTGCAGGCATTGATTTCTCAATCATTTCATCCCCTCCGTCATCCTTCACGATCTCTATTGCATCTATCAAAGTCTCTATTATGTATCCAT